ATCAGGGGGCGCAGGATAGTCAGGTCCTGGTGCGCGTTCAGGAGGCGGCGAGGATGTTCCAGGGATATTGCCCAACGTGGCTTTGAGTCGAGCGCCCTCGTGCTTGATGCCGCGAATCCAGTCATCAAGACCATCGATCCCAGGTGGTCCCCACCCGTACTGTCCCGTCCACCACCCCTCAATCTCATCGTTGGTAATCTCTCGACCGAGATGTTCTCGGTAGGCCGCTTGTAGCGCCTCCTTGGCCTGTTCAAACGCTGCCGCTTCCGCATCTATCGGTCCACGCTCTTCCTCGTCTTGCGATCCGCGCTCTGTCGATTCGGGACTGTCTGGATCGAATGCGTAGTCCTCTTCTCGGGACTGGCGAGATCCGTAATAAGGAAGCGAGCGTCCATTCAACGTCGGCACAATCTTTCCCTGGTTATACCCGGCGACGGGCGGTGGTTGTCGGGACCACGACCACGTCATCGGCGGTAACCGGCGTGGGGTCTTCCACGTAGTCAGGCAGCGTCGGCGCGGTCAAGCGTAACGCGTCCGGCTCGACATATGACACCAGCGGTTTGTCGCCCATGCCCATCAGCGCACGCATCGTGTTGAGCTGTTGCTGCGTGGCCCCATACCGCTTGTCCTCGCTGCGGCCACGCGACAATTCAGACGCCCGCGTGTTGAACGCGACATCTCCGAATCGATTAAACGCATTCATGCCCTCGGCTCTCGCCAGCCCGTAATTCTGTCGATCTGCCCACCGCTTGGACATCCGGTCCAATTCAGATTGGCGCTTGATGTAGGCGAGTTGATCAGCCGCCGACTGACGCTGTAATTCAGCGGCCCGATTGGCCGCGTCAGTCTGGAGCCGTGCGGCTCGACCAGCCGCACCGCTCTGCATCTTGGCAGATCCGAGTCCGGCAACGGCCGTCCCCACGCCTGCACCTATTCCCCATCCTATTGGCATGACAATACCTCGATTCTATTGGAGATGATCTCTATCCTCATGTGATCAAATTCCACGACCAGGGGTTTTTCGCTCAATACGTCGATGGCTTCGTACCCAGCCCACGACGCCCATTGGTTGTAGAAGGAGACGGCTTTCCACAGCAGACCAGATCGGAGCATCGCGATAGTCGCGCCAACTATGCGGTCGTGGACCACATCTTCTGGATGTGCCAGAGACTGCGTTGCCGTTTTCAGTGTCTCCAGGGTCGCATGAAACCATCGACCCAACCGGAGCGCGTCCATTGACTTCAAGGCCCACGCTTCCAGATTGAGTCCGTAGAACCCTATCTGTTTCTCGACATCGCCGCTCCAGTTACGGGTGCCGTCGAATCGCTTCTCGAACCCAGCGATCCGTGCAAGCCCTTTGGCTGCTCGGTTGTCTATCGGCACTTTCGTGACCAGCTCCACGCAGGGCGTAGACGTGAACATATAGGCCAACGCATCTCGCATTGCGAGAATAGCTAATCGACGCGGTTTGCGCGATGGAGAGAACAAGGAATGCACCTCGTACCGACCAGCGCCTTGGTCGAATCCGACAAACCCTCCAGAATCAGACACCAGCGCGATGTTGTCTATATTCTCGACCGCCGATGAGAAGTCCAACGGCCCATCTCCTCCGAGCCAGGGACGAACATCTGGATCGTTTCCAATGCGGTTCAAAGCCTCCGACCCGAATGTCCGGCGCATGATCGACCCAGCGCGAAACTCGGGCACCATGAGGGCTTTCGGCCGGATTACACGAGTTGCTCGCACGACACGTCCAGGCTGTATTGCATTGTCGTGCCTCCCGCACTGGCATACGTCGTCGCATAGGTAATCGCGGTCGCCTCGTCCACGCGCACCAGGATCGTCAGGCTTCCCACGGTCGCGGTCGTGTTCCCCGTCATCGCCGTGCTGCTCGTCGTGCAACTGACGCCCCCCGCAGTCCACCCGAACGTCACGGTCAGCGACGAACTGGTGGTCGCCGCCCGAGAAATCCTGGCTCCCATCGAGAGCCGATACACGCCCGGTAACACCGACAGAATCGCGAAATTCGTCGCGCTGATCGACGCCGCCTGCGTGGACGCCTGCACGGTGTCCAGCGTCTGCGGCGTCCCATTCAGTCGGTCCACCATCGACAGGAGCCAGTACCGCATAACTTGCGTCACGCGCCCGGAGATCCGGCCCTCCACGACGGCCGGTTCGACCACCACTTCCGGTGTCGGTGCTATGCTGAGCATCGGTCATGCGTCCCGCCCTTGGATGTTCCGCCCTTCCACATCAGCCCCCACGATCCGCCAGGGAATCGGATCAGTCACGGTCACTTCGGGCACCCAGGCACGGTTGGAACTCGCGAGTCGCGTCCAATACACCCGCGTGCCGAACGTGCCCTGCGCGCCGGCCGCGGCGAGCTGCGTATTGCTCCACGTCTTGAGATCCGTACTCGTCCGCATCATGACCTGGGGATCGACGCCCTGCCCAGAGGCGGTGCCGAGTCCCGGTTCCAGCAAGAGCTCAAGGCGGGACACAAAGAGGCGACGTGCGGAGCCCGCTTGCAGCCAGAGCGGTGGCGGCACGCGTAGCCGACGAATCAGGTCACCGTTGCACTCGGTGGTGAATGCGGTGTCCATCGAGCAGATGAGTCCCGAGGTCCGGTCAGCGACGAGGTGCTGTCCAAACGCATAGCAGTGGCTGCGCGGTCCCCAAAACGAATAGCTGCCACTGCTCACATCCCAGACCCCCCGCTCGTGCCAGAGGCCCGTTGCGAGATCGAAGACCCAGGTCGCTTCGGCCGTAGGAAACGTCAGGCAGTAAAAGGTATGCCCCTGGTCGCTGTAGACGACCGCTTCCGCGTCGGTAATCGTGCTGGTCCTGGCGTAGCCGGCAATGGCGGTCTCGACCGCGTACGAACTGACACGTTGCGGAACCAGGCCGGTCGCGGCGACGACAATCCCGGCTCCCTCTGCCGTCTGGGAGAGCCAGACCATCTTGTCGCCAGCGAGCTTGACCGAATACGGCGCAGGGGTGCCATAGCCAAAGACTGATCCCGGCACGGGCGCAAAGGGAAACGGGCTCGTGCCGGCGTCATACCAGACCTCGCCCGTCTGTTCGCCAATGAGCCAAATCTGACGGTTGCCGTCCACGACCATCGCCTTCCAGGGGTCTGGGGCAATGCTGCGCTGGGCATATTGTGTCGCGTCCCAGCTTGCGCCGTTGTTCAAAGCAGAGATGTAAAATTTGGATTCGGCGCTGTCGAAGGACAGGAAGTAGCCATCAATCATCCCGACCATCGTGCATTTGCCGGCCAGCGCGCTGATCGATGCGCTGAGGGTATTGGTCGCAATCGTGAGCAGGTAGGCGTTGGTCCCTGAGCCAATCAAGAGCTGGCCGCCGGCATCCCCATTGCTCGCTATCGAAGCGGGATTGGGGTCATTGGTAACCGTTCCGTCCGTGACAATCGACGCGCTGTTGGTCTCAAGCACCTTGTAGACGCTCGCCCCCATGACGGCGTAGCATCGATCCGCCATCGCGAAGAGGGCGCGACCATTGATGTCAGCGACCCGGACATACTCCTGCTGGCCGGGACACGGATAGAGGGCGGCGATATGTGGCGATGAGGACGCCTGGGTCGGCTCTGGATACCAATTGACGGTACGCTCGCAGTCCGCCCACGGGCTCTGCGGTTCGTTTGACCCGTACACAAAGCCGGAATATTGCGACATGTCTACGTATCCGAATAGATGTTGTAATGCGGGCCGGCCCCACCAAAGATCAACCCTGCCACCCCACTGGAGAGATCCATGAGGCGCTCGTTGGCACGTTTCACGTCGGCCTTGCTCTCCCTCGCGGCCTGCTGGATATCCGGCGTCAGCGGCGAGTCAAAGGCGCTGGCAAGCTCCTTGGCGAGATTAGTCCGCAGGAACCGTCGATACCCCGGTGGCAACGCCACGGTGTCGCTGATGGCGGTAAATTCACTGACAGGCACCAGCGTGTAGATCACGCCTTGCAGCGTGGTGCTGGTGGGAATCGGCCAGATCCGAATGAGCCCGAAGCCCGAGTCGTATGTGGGGTTGTAGTAGACCGCCTGCGGATAGACCGAGGTCAAGTCCTTCTGGGCAATCCCGTCGTAGGCGTCCTCTGTCAGCACCGGCCCCAAGTTGTACTCCATCGTCGGAGAGACCGACGTGTCCTGAAAGCCGACGTTGTCGATAGCCAGTGGACCCGTGGGACGCGCACAGTTGATCGTGGCTCCGGTCCCAATCGTGTAGCTTGTCGCTGAAGAAATCGTCCAGAGCGTGCGCGCTCGGCTATAGACCGTCAAGCCTTCGGTCGCAAGGCTGTCGATCCAGTCATTGAGCCGATCCAGTCCATACGCCGCGTCGTTCGCTGACGCCGTCTCTCCGACCTGCAACACCCGCAAGTCTTGCAGGGCCGCAGTGATGAGCTGGCTGACAGTCATTAGACCTGATAGAGCGCATTCATCAATGTGGCTGTCGTGGAGGTGCTATTCACGCGAATGCACTTGAGCGGCAGCACCGTGCCGGCGAGCACCGTAAAGGGCGCGGAGCTGCCATCCTCGAAAATTGCGACCACAACCCCAGCTCCACCGACGAAGATGGCATCGGCCGGAACGGCCTTCGTCGAGGCAGCGGCAGAATACGTACTGCCATCGAAGTTGACCGTGTCACTTTTGGTGATCACGACCGACCGGTTATACGTCCCGCTCGTTTGGGCCATGCGCTATTCCTTTGCCTTGCGCGGCGGGCGGACACGCTTCCGCTTGATCGGGGTGATCGGGACGGCCGGCACCTGTTCATGGGTTGCCGCATCCGCCTGTTGCGCCTCGGCCTTGGCAAGACCGCTGAGTCCCTGATCGGCAAAGTGGCGTTGGGCGGTCACTTCGGCTATCGACTGCTTGTCGCGCTCAAATTTCTCAAGTGCTTTATCCGGCGCGATAGACCAGCCATCGGCCAGTGCTCGGTCGCGTTCAGCGGTGCTCCTGACGATGAGTTGACACGACCTGGCAAAGGCTTCGCCTTCGGCATCACCGACTGAGGCGAGAGGGTCACCGCACATCACTTTCCCGTTCTCGCGCTGGAACGCCTTGAAGACCATCACCGGATACTCTTCGAACCTCGCCGGTCCAAATCCGCCGTTGGTGGTCGGCTGGTTCCACTTCTCCAGCTCTCGGGCGTAGTCCGAGTCCGGGTTATGCACAATCGCCATGAATACCTCGCAGGAAAGAGAGGAGGGCCACGAAGTGACCCCCCTCTGTGTGATGTTACGCCACGGTGCCTGTGATGTTTGTCACCGTCCCCGCCATCGGGGTGGCCACAAACGAGTTCCACAGTCCGTTACACGCAATCACGGTGAATGCAATCGGGGCTGTGGAGTTGGTCGTGACTACGTCATACGACGAGCCAGCGCCAGACAAGCCTCCCGTAAACGTGAGCGTATGGGCCGCAGCCCCGTTGCCCACGATGGTCAAGAGACAGCCGTCCATGTCCTTGGTCGGCACCGGGATGGTCAACGCAATCACGCTGGTCCCGTTGAGGATCACCCGAGCGTCGGTCCCGGCGGTCGGGAGCGTCAAGGTGCCAGTGGCTGTAATGCTACTGATCACGGTCGCCCGCGACGCTTGGTAGCCGACAATCTCCTGCGAGGCGGCTGTCGAGAAGTCCGTGGCGTCTCCATGGGTCACATTGCTCGTGACGACATGGGCGACGGTCGCAGACCCGTTGACGCCCCGCAGCACATCGACCGTCGTACCGGACGTGTAGTTTTGGGCGACCTGCATTACTTCGTTATCGACCAGGACGAGGCGTCCCGCATCGAATGAGGTCGCCGACGCGACGACGACAGACGTGTCATCGACGGCGACGGCTGACGAGAGCGTCGTTGTAGCTAGTGCCATGGTTAACCCCAGACTCTCGCGGCAAGCCGCGCTTGGATAGTGGCCGCGCCGATCAGGATGTCCAGACGGCTGGGATTCTGGTCCGTGCCGATCTGGTACTGCTCGACCATGCGAATGGAAAATCCGAGTGCCTTGGAGCGCACCGTGGTGGACTCAGCGCCGGCTCCTGGCTTGGCGAGGTCGGCCATCACGTACGCGAACGCATCGGGGTGGTAGACAAACGATTGTGGACTGGTGGTCGTGGCTAAGGTGCCGCCCGCCGCTGCCGTCGTGCCTAGCACGGTGATCACGGCGTTGTTGGCCGGTGACGAGTCCACCGTTTGCAGCTGGCCAGAGGTGATAATGCTGGGGCTAATCGGCAACGTCGCCATATCGCCTGACGAGTCAGACGTGGTCGCCGTGACCACAAACTGCTGCAACCGTCCCGTGGACGAGTACGACAGCGGGTTGACCGAATTGACACCGGCAATGGTGAAAATATCACCCTTGTTCAGCGTCGCGGCTCCCGAGGCCCAGCCATCCGTGGCGAGCGTACTGCCCGTTTGTGACGCGCCATCGACCAACGGCGTCGACGCCGTATAGGTGCCGGTGGTATGCGTCGGACGCACGGGGTCTTGCAGCCACTTATCCACGCCCAACTGCCGACGACCAAACATGCCCTCTTCGTAATTCTCGGCAATGACGGCAGTCGGATTGAAGAGCGAACTCGTGGTGTTCGCCAGCGTACTCATGGCCAGCGGGTCGAGTACCGCCACGCGGCCCTTCAAGGGGGTCGAGAGGTCGGTCAGTTTTACCCCCGCCTGGAGATACGTCAGCGTCGCACTGGGCGTCGTTCCTGGCGTGCCAACAGACGAGTAGATGTCCCGATAGACCGCGTTGAACGCGAGCACTTCGGCAGCGTTCGCCAAGGCCTCAGACCCTGGATTGATGTAGCGCGTTCTGATGTTGTCAAGCTCGGTCGTCGCCTGCTGACTGGAGTAGCCGAACGCCACGTTCTTCTGATTGGTCAGCGAGATCGGGACGGTCTGGTCATACAGGTTCTGGAGCTGGAGTGCCTGACCGTCCGTGACGGTAAACCGCTGGGGCAGTCTGGCGTTGACGGTGTTCCCGACTTTCGCGCCGGAAATCTCGTACTGTGAATCGTACGTCCTGTTGACGTTCGCAAGAAACACGAGCTTGTTGATAAAGCCGCGTGCGACTTCCTTCGTCGTCCAGGACGGTGTGGCAAGTGTATTAGCCATCGATCATCCTTTACCTGAATTACAGACGACCCGCTTGCCGATCTGCCGCGTTCATGCGACGGAAATGCTCATCCATCGACAAATCGTCGGTGATCTCAAAGGGGTCCTCTGCGGGTGGCGAAGTCCCGAGCGGCTTGATCGGGGCTTTCGCGGAACTGACGACTCGGGCTGGGCCGCTTTTTCCAGTGGACGAGGCAGCTTCGAGTCGGGCTTCCAATTTCCCCATTTCCCGGTAGGTTTCTGCCGGGTGCAGCGTGGAGATGCGCTGAGCGTCATCTGGGTGTTCCGAGAGCCACTGCAAGATCGCGATGCCATGCGGGCTCTCCATCGCCAAGTGCTGCATCGGCAGCGACATCGGCGTGTCAAGATTCAAGGTCTCATCAAATTTTGGGTCGTGCTGGCGGGCCTCATCGAGCGTTTTCGACCAGCGGTCGAGCTGCACCTGCTGCTGCTGCGCGATCTGCTGTTGCTCGTGCGCCTGCTGTTGGGCCGCCGTGTGCTCGGTCTGCTTGGCATCCGAGACAAACTCGGCCAGCGCCATGGAGTAGTCCTCATAGCTCTGGAACTGATCGACTGTGGGGACCCCCGGCATCGTCTTGAACCGCGAC